TTAAGCGCATTTAGAGATTGCTCGCTGAGCATAATCCTCCACCGATAGCCCCGATATCCGCCATGTGTTGGCAATTTTCCAACCTTCGATATAGCCCATGTAAATGAGGTAATAAACGTTTTTGGGTGATATGCCCAGCACGCGAGCCGCCTCTTTTACCGTCAAAATCATTTTATACCATCCTGGTTTGGCTCTTCTTTTTGGGCTTTGTTGAGCATATCTTGCAAAGCCAGAATTACTGCGCTTGCCTGCTGCTTGGTGAGAAAATTCACATGATCAACATGGGCGATGCGTTGTAAAAAGTGCCGGAGCCCAGCTTCGGTTTTTGACCGACTTCCAAGGTCCCAAAGCTTTTTTATGTAAGCGATTTGGGCTTTTGATGCGCGGTTTGGCAGTACGACTTCTTGTTTTTGGTGATAACGAAAGCCTAAATTTTTAAAAGCCCTCATAATTTCATCAAACTGGGTAGATGTCTGCAGGTCCTTTGAGCTGGTGATGCCAGCCGCGCCTTGTAGAAGTGAACGATACGCCTCGTCGTCCAGATTGAGCTGACGGCGAGCTGTGTGTATCAGTTTCATCCAGGTTTGTTTATTAAGGCTTTCCATGCTACCCCCCCCCTATACGCGAAAAGCCCCGGAGGTTTTCCGGGGCCATCGCCGGACGTCCAGGTCGGCGATTGTTAAGCGCTTGCGAGCAGATCCTTGTTTACCTGCTCCCGTTTTGGTTGTATAAAGAACTCATTTTTCTGTTTTTTAACTGCCTCAATTTGAGCTAAAGTCTCATCGTCAAGACTAAGCAGTGCTTCTTTGTCAACCTCTTCTTTTACCCGTATATAACCAACCAGCCCAAGTTGTTTCATAAGCGGCAGGGTTTGTTTGGTTATGGATACAGACGGCGGGGTTAACCGGTAGCCAATCGTCCCAAAGGCGAGGTCCAGGCTTTTCTTATCCTTGAAGTACTCGCCCTTATGATAATCGCAAAAGGCTTTGATGGTGGCGCTAACTTCTTTTACCCGCTCGCGCAATCCCTTTCCGGCCTCGGCGGCTTTAGCTTTGATAGTAGCGATCTGCTTGTCTGCCTCCGCGTCAATCCGCTCAATTTCCGCTTCCAGAGCACAAAGTTCTTTAAGAGCTTTGTCCACATCCGCCAGGCTTCCTAGTTCTCCCGTGGTTGGTTTGTACCGTGCCATAATTACCTCCTATGCCGCATCCGGGGTGTCTGGCCCCGATGTGGTGTCTATTAGTACATCCTCCATAAGGATTGTTCGTAACGCAAATAACTCTACCCTCGCTTCTCTAAGATACCGAAGCGCGGTTTCTGGGTTTAATATTCCGCGATCTATTGCTACTTGTATATCTGACAGTTTTCTGTCGAGGCGATCTAAAGCGCCATCTTTGAGAGCCAAGCTCATACAGCCTCCTCAGCGATAATTCCGCGTTCTTCAAAGTTTTCGATGGTTTCCAAGTACAATTCTGTTGCAATAACATAGGTATCTAGCGCTTTCTGCCATGCCTGCTCAGGCAATCCTGCGGGTTTGGGGAGATATAAGTCCAGGGCAGGCGCAGCCGTTCCCGTGTCTTTTCGATAGATGTATACCTGCCCGTTGACTGCCTGCACTCGATGCTTTTTAAGCTTTGCTCCGGACCGGGTTGGCTGGCGGAACAACCAGACAAGCTGTTCTCTTTCGGCGGATATACTTGGACCTTGTAGTGGCTGAATTTGCGTTTGCTCTACATCTTCAGGGATCACCTTTTTTATCCCAGCCTCTATATAAGCATCCCTAACGGACGTGTTTTTGATGATCTCTAGCGGTGCATCTTTGTACGTCTCGTATACGTGTATATACCGGTTTGCTGTACGGTAGCTCAGTGTAAAATTCTGGGCTATCCAAGACTTAAATTGTCCATGGTCAAGCATTTCTTTTACAGCGACAAGCCGCTTCCCCGTCTCGAATATGAGCTTCAGCGTTAGCTTTGAGTTGTCTTCGAGTCTTTCGAGCAGCCAGGATATTTCCTTGGTTGCAACCTCAAGGGATTGCCCTGCGTATGGCTCGGTCAGTGCTGTTTCTGTTAGTGGTACCAGATCCATTTACTCCTCCTATTTGAGTATTAAAGCCCCTGCAACGCGGATGGCCTCTGGGGTTGGTTCAGCAAGGTCGTTTGCTATGGCGGTCCGATGAGCCCGATCGATAAGCTTTGCTAAGGCGCGGGCAGAGCCAGCGGCGGTTTTAACGAAGGCCTGTATGGTTTCCTTATTTAAGTCGGGCCAGACGGATGTGATCATCTTTTCCGCATCCCCAGGGGATAAGTCACTCACCTCTAACAGGACGCCGACACGACTTGCCAACTGCTGATGGTCGTTTTTAAGGTTCTTAATCCGGAAAACAAGCCGCTGGAGCCCGCAGAGCACAAGTCCTGACTGTCCCTTGTCGTTAACGACACGCCTCACTAACTCCAGAGCGCCATCGTTCAGGTAGTCAGCCTCATCGATAATGACGATGAGGTCCCGATCCGCCAGGGTTGCGGCGACCCGCCGGACCAGCTCTACATGGGAGCCATTGCGGTCGATGCCGAGTTTTTCCGCAATTTCGCGAATAAGAGCAATTTTCCCCATCGATTCATCTACCTCGATAAGGATGGATCCATTGGGATTTTCCGCCACATACTTGCGCAGAGCGGTAGTTTTCCCCACCCCCGCAGGACCGGCGATAACCGCGATATCCCGCTCCTCATGAGCGATCTGGATGGCATTCAGGATACGGCGCAGGTTTTCAGTCTCTACCAGAGGGACCGAACGGCGGGAGCGGCGATTTCGCTCCCGTTCCATCCAGGTATGCAAGGCTGATTCGACAGCCTCCGCATCGCCTTTATAAGTGCCATTCAGCCACTGGCTGATAACCGAGCCGGCATAGCCAGCCGCCTCGGCGGCCTTGTTCTGACTGATTTTGTATTTATCGATAAATTCTTTAAACTCTTCTTTAAAAGTCATAAACACTCCTTAGATTAGATATCGAGGGGGCTTTTAAGTGCCGGTTTTGGGTCGGGCCGATAAGGTGGTTCTGCTCCTGCGGCCAGGGGCAACGTGTCCAGATCGGGCAACTCTTGCCTGGGCGGAGCAGGCAGATCGAGGAATGTTTTAAGCCCCTGGTTCTTACTGAGCGATGTTGACCGGGTGCGGACCAGCTCCAGGCTAGCCTTCCGGGCGGCGTTTACCTTTTCATTGTCTATAGCAACGTCACCAGTAGCAACAAAGTAGTCCGCCCAGGCGGTACAGATGGTCTGCCCCTGGATGGTCTGGATAAGCGCTGTATCCGGCTTTACGATAGGGATTCGGACCACCACATCCTGGCCAGCGTATTCCAAAAGCTCCTTTGCCCAGTACTGGATGCCCATGACGCTGACGCCATTGCGGGTAACCTTGCGCACCTCCGGCCTCGTGAGAGCCAGTGCCAGGGTTTTAGGGTCTGCTTTCCGGGGTTCCGGCGCATAGCGGGCAAAGACCTCGTCAGGACTAAGCCCACCCATCCCCTTTCCCTCTCCGTGCCAATTTGCGTTCCAGAAGGCAATAAAGGCGTCGAGTTTTTCGCAGAACTCCTCCCAACTCAGCAGGACCTGCTTTTTTGCCTTCTTATTGATGGCCCGGAAATACAGGGTGCTATCCTCGGGGCGGGTGACCGTATTGGAGCCAATGTAGTAGCCCGTATCCTTGGCGATATACTCCGCAAAGGTGCCAAAGGTACGCTCAAGCCTCCCCTTGCTCTGGCCGTGATAGGCTCTGGCATAGGTAGTCTGTACCCCCAGCATTGCAAAGGTGCCCTGCATATTGAGCAGCTCCTCATCGGTAACACCCTGGGCAGTTATTGTGCTTACCCGCTGGCTGGAACCCATCAACACTTTGCACCGGTAGTCCTTGCCGTTGTCCATGTGGCACATCTCCGGGAGGCCGTAGCGTATCACCATCATGTAAAAAGCTTGTAGGATGGTAAGTGATGACGGGTACACAGAAGGCGCCCAGCCAAGTATCTTGCTGGACCGGTAGTCCTGCCAGGCGGTAATCCAGGGCCGGAAAATCCGCTCATCTTTAACGACGAGGCTGTCGAAGCGGTGGTGATCCGATACCACCTGCTGCATCGGCAGGAAGATGCCGGGGTCTCTGTCGATGAATGGCTGGTACAGCGCTTCGAACTTGCTTTGTCCCAGGCGATGATAGGCCACAAGAGGCTTGGGCAAACTTTGCAGATAGCGCCGGCATGTTTGGTATGTCGCCGTAGTGGATGGTAAATTCAGTCGTAACAGTTGGTAGCAATGTTGGATGGTCCGCCGCTCCGGGGCGAGGTAGAACTTTTCGAGGATTTGCCGCTCTACATCGGTGAGCGTTGTTGTCTTCTTTTTCTCACCCCAGCGCGGAATGACACCGGTTGAACCCGCCTGCTTCCGCTGAGCGTCCCAGCGGTACAGGGTTGCCTGGCTTATCTTTCCCAGCTTGGAGAGTAAAGCTTGATTGATGGACCCCGCATTGTAGGTTGCTACAAAGTCGCCCGCCTTAAGTCCTGAACTGTCGTACAGCGCTAGCAGAGCAAGCCTGAGGCGCCCAAGTTCACGGGCTTTTTCGCTCGCCCGGTGTATAGCGTCTTGGGTGGGGCTGGCAGTGCCTGCTGTTGGACGCAGTTTCGGCGCCAGGGCTACCTGGACGTCTGCGGATAGGCTTGTAACATCCCAGGCCCGAGATTTACCGGCCTTAAGATATCGCCAGCCTTCCTCGGCAGCCCGTCGCAAGACCTGCCGCTCGCTCATAGCCAACGCAGTTGCTATATCCTTCGTGGTGATGGTCATGGCCGATACCCCCGCTTCATCTCAGCGATTTGTTGCTCAAGATATCCCTTAAGGGTTTCCAGTTGTTCGATGTAGCGGTTCATGGATGCCATGGCGGCGTCTTTGCGGGCCGCTTCCTTTTCAAGCTCTGCAATGCGCTCCTCCAGAGATCGGACGTAGGCAAATCTCCGCAAAACCCCTTTCATAGGCCACCTCCAGACAATATATTTTGTTTGTGAAAATTGAAAAAACACCTTACAATAATGAAATCTTGGAGGTTCCGTATGACCAGAAAAGAAGCTGGGATGATAGCAACTACATTGGCATATAGCTTAATCGAGCGAATGTATATGGATGGCCTTACTCCACAGTCGTATAAACAATGGGAGCACGAAACCGCAAAAGCCTTGCAAGTTTTTACAGAATTTATATTGGTTAATCCTACCGTTAATCGGAGCAGCGCCCTTATTCGCTCGATTGGCGAATTTGATTTCTGGAAGCTTCGAGGGCTTGAAGAATTTAAAAATGCCAATCTGGATAATGCATTGCATTTTATTATTGCAAGGGCTAATGATTTAGAGCTCGGGCAAAGTTTCATGGCTTCCTCCTTTGCAAATCCTTGAAGTATGCCCTCGCTGCTTCGGCGGTGTTGCAATTATTATTTGCAGAGATGTATTTACTATTTATTGAGTATTTTTTATTGCCTATAAATATTCGAGCACAGCGCGAAAGAAGACGTAAGGCGCGTAAAACCCCTTTCATAAGGCGCCCCCTGCATCTTCGGTTTCCGCCACTCGCTGTCCATCCTGCACGACAGCCCGCGCTTTTATAAAACGCTCCTGATCGCGTTCTGTGATGGCGCCGCTCTTTGAGAGCATGTCCACCACGGTTACCGCCGCATCCTGGAAAACAGCCAGCTCCTCCTTGGTGAGGTTTTTGTACGGGATACCTATGCGGTTTTTGTATAAGGAGCTACAAAAATCGATATCGTAGGCAAAGAAGTTGAGCTCCAGGTCCTCGAGTTTTCCAGTATGGTCTATCCATACAATCTCTGCTTTTTCGTTAGTGCGATGGAAATAGGCACTCATTTTTCACCTCCTTGCTCTTGATCCCGCCGTTGTGCGGCTCGAGCAATAAAGGCGTCCCGTTCTGCTTCGCTGAGTTTGCCCCAGTTGTCCATGAACCATTTCTCTTCATCTGGTGTTACGCCCCAGGGCCACACCTTTTTATATTCAGAGAGGGGAACTGTCGGTTCTTTTGCTGAAGAGTTCCGAGATCGCCGAGAGAGTGGTTCAAAGTTTTCCGGGCCAAGGTAGTGCTTTATTGCCCTGCGAGCGGAACGGACGCCGAGCGAGAGGCGGGCCTCTCGCATAAAATCTGCCGCCTCTTTTAAGGAGGGTTTTACAGGCTTCGGTTCCCCGGCGGCGTAGGATCCGGTTTTGCGGATAGCTGGCAGCACTTCGTGGGTGATCCAGCGCTTAAAGGTTTTAGCCTCTGGCTTGTTACTGGTGAGCACCAAGCTGTAAAGCCCTGGCTCGTTGATAAGCCAAACCTCGCGGCGCTGACCTGATATAAAAATTTTTGAAGTCAGCTTCTCATCATCGTCGATGCGGCTCAATGCCATTGTTATGTTTGTTAATCCAAGAATGTCGCATACGTTTTTGGCAATCCACCAGGGATTTTTTTGATCATCAAGCATAATCGGACACTCCATGGCGTTGTAGGTAAATTGTATCATCTCGTTCATGCGGCTACCCTCCGGCTGTTTGCAATAAGTTCAGCCCAGGTGCTGTACCCCAGCGATTCTGCTATAGCTTTTTGGACCCGTTGGCTGGTTTTTAGGCCGTATGCCACCTGCTGGACCATCTGTTGAGTAACGCCAATTCGGCCAGCCAGCTCTTTTTGACTGCTCCCGGCTAATTTTAGCCGGTAGCAAATCCAGGCTCCCTGCTCCATATTGGGAGTAATGCGACGGGAATCCTTGCGGATCTTGGAAAAATGGATCATAATAATTGTACCTCCTGCCCTTTCTGGGCGGTTTAATTTAGAAAGGGGCCGGCGCAACGGCTCCTTTCTTTTTAGATCTAAAGGTTGTTAGTACAACCGACGATGGTTTGATTATCGTCGCATATTTACGATTTGTCAAGAGGAAATTCGTATATTTATGAGGTATTTATGGAATGGCAGGAAATTATATCTAATATATTAGAAAATACTGGTTGGCAATTGTCGTATTTATCGGATTTATTAAATGTTGATTATAAATATTTGCATGCGATTAAAAACGGTAAGTCGAGAAACCCTAAAACTGAATTTATAAAGAAACTTGTAAAGACTATTAGCATAAACCCTACCTGGCTCCTCACCGGCGAGGGTGAGATGTTTCTGCCGGGGAAAGACCCCCGCCAGAAAAGTGACACAGTGTCACTTTTGGACACCGCCGCCCCGGAAGCTCCCAGGCAGGCGGCAGTACCGCTTCCGGCAGGGCCTGAGCCGCCTAAGAGGATCCGCCGCATTAGTATGGAGTTACAGGGTCTGGCAGATGAACTGGACGTAGGCGGACCTGTGCCAGCCCGCCTCAAACCCCTCGTTCGCCGTGTTGCCCGCCTCGATGATGAAGACCTTGCAAAAACCACCGCCTATGTAGACGACCTCTTGCAAAAGGTAAAGTACGCTCAGGGCGAAGAATCCGCCGAAGCTGATACCAGCCAAGGGGGCGCCGCAGCAGCGGGAATTGCATAATCTTGAAATTTTGGAGGAATTAAAGAGATGGAAAAGAAAGTTGTTCTAAAAGCGTATGAGATTGTCCCCGCAGAGACAAAAATGCTGGAGTTAGTGCTCCCAGAAATGCTTCTAAAAAGCCTGTCAGGGTATAACACCGTAAATAGCCGTTATTTGCGACATAGCGATCTTGACACATTAGACGAAGGAGATTTTATTGGTGATTATAAGGGCGATAAAAAGGTGCTTTTTGGTACCATGTTAAGGATCAAGCGTGGCGAAGCGAATAGCGTATTACTTCAGCAGTTAGACAGCCCCAAAATAAGGCTGGAAGATATTGCAAAGCAATCGGAAGAAAATGTAGCAGGGATAATCAAAGACTATGGCTATTTCTGTATGAATAAAAAGTACGCGGTTCTAACGGCGGGGCATATCTCAAGAAAAGCTATCCAGACGTATTTTAATTGGTTATTAAATCTTCCAGAAAGCGGGCCGCCGATCTGTTCCTTGAAACCTATGATAGAAAGCTATTCCGAGACGCCGATTTCTGATATCCGATCAATTTCTATTTCTGAGGCTTATTTTAGTCAAAAACCAGAATATAAAACGCTTTCAAAGAGCATTAATATATTCAAGAATGAACTTTTACATGAACTATTGAATGATACAAGGTCATTGAAGGATATAGCGTTTGAAGATATACTATATGCCGAAGTAAAATTAAGAATAAAAAGCAAAGGCAAAAATAAAACGGAGCAGAATAAGGATCTATTGTCAGTTCTGCTCAAATCTGTGGATAGTGAAGATGTTGTAATAAAGACAAAATCTGGAAATAGTATAAAAGGAGGGATGTTTGAGTTGAAAACGAAAGTTTCAATTGAAGCTACTGAAACAGGATTTCTTCATGAATCACAATTGGAAACAGAAATGCGTAAATTCTTAAATGGGCTGGATCATTATGATTCACATAGTTAGGGCTTTGGCGGTATTATTATTCTCAGTCTTTCTATCCTGGATCGGATTTGTGCCAGGCCAGGAATTTTTTAACACCATGTTTTCTGTTAACGGTATATTTTGCTCTATCGGCTATAGTGTGATCATTAGCTTTGATCTGACTTCTGTTACTAACCAAGCAATCTTGAAAAAAATAAGAATAAATCTCAAAAAAATAGGTATTTATTTTGCCATCTATCTCGCTATAGCCGCCCTTTCTTTTATGCTGGCTGGAAAGTGTGAAGTCCCTATGCATGTAGGGGTAATTAAAATTATACCAGATACATTTTTGGGTACCTTGCAGATTTTTTGTCTAATCTATTTTATAATAAATTACCGAGGCCTTCTGCATCTAAAAGATGAAATATTAGACGCAGTTAGAAAAGAAAGAGAAAAAGAACAATAGCCCTCTCTTATTCCCCATTCAAGCACTCGTTAGCGACTCTTGCTAGTCTAGTAGCAAGGAGGCGCAGGTGCTGTACAAGCTTACTAACCCATACCATACCCAGCGAAACAACCGCATAGATCCAACCCAGACCTGCCAGGTTACCAGTATGATCATGGGCCTTAAGGCAAGCGGCATACCCTTCGACTGTCCGGAATCAGAACAGCCCGAGGATTACCTGGCCCGGATCCTGGATGAACCCGATGCCCATGAAAAACTGCGACGGGAGTATCCAGATTTGGCGGGCAGGCCGCCCCGGGAAGTCCATGCCATTCTCTCCTGGGCGGTAAACGAAAAGCTCGTTAAGCGACGGGTAACCCAATTCAGTACCCGCGTATCCATGCAAGAAATTTTGCATCGCATAGCCCGGCACCGGTGTGCATCGGTAGTATCCGGCCGATTCACCAGCTATGGCCACGTCGTAACCGTTGTTGGGTTTGAATCAAAACAGGACCGCATCGAAGACCTGGGAAGCCCCGGACAAGTAGACCTGGATAACATACAGAGCATCATAGTCGATGACCCCTGGGGTAACAGCAAGACCGGCTACCGGGACACCAATGGCGATGATGTTATCTATACCCTGCAAGAGTTTGCCCGCCTTACCCGGGTGTATGGCAGCCTGGATGTGAAATGGGCCCACCTGTTTAGCAGGGACGGACAATTTTAGGAGGATATTATGGAATTAAAAGGCAAACCCTTAACCTTAGGGGCGAAAATTGTTGCGGCCGGCCTCGCTATCGGCGGCCTTGCACTAAAGGCCTTCTGGTCTCCGGCGCTGGATATCGATGCGGTTATCAAAACCGCCACCTTTGTAGCCTTGGTCTTTGCTCCCATCGACCTGTCACTCATCGCGACTAACATTTTTGGAGGCAAGCGATGATGGAATTTATCGCCGCCGCCGTGGCCAGTCTTTTTGTACTGCTCATCATGGTGTTTGGCGTGGGGGCCCTATTCATCAATCTATATACCATTAAGAAATCGCCATCCCCAGCGGACCCCGAAATTTTGCAAAAGGAGGAACACCTTGAATCTGCGAACCCTGCTGACCTTATTGCTGGCAGCCCTCGCGCTGACGAGCTTGAGCGCCAATCCGACGAGCTTGCCAACGCCGTCAGACAACGCATACGGGATAGAACTAGGCAAGCTGTATCCGGGCAGTCTGGTGCTGGAACTCCTGGCAATAGCTGAAGATGAAGCGGCAGTTGCCGTAAAAAACGCATACGCAGAGGGCTATAAAGCCGGCCGGATTGATGGGGCCGCGATTTGGGGGGATGAGTATCGTAAGTTGCAGACGGACTATTCGATGGTGTCCCATCGCCCCGGATGGCTTACTGTACTAAGCGTGAGCGCTGGAGCTTTTGGTGTGGGCCTTATAGCTGGCATGGTGGTACGGTGATGGATAGTCTGTTTGCGGCCCTGTTACAGTACGGCACTACTCCATCACTCATTGTGCTTGCCTTTGTGGTAGGGCTCCTGGTGAAGAAGCTCGAGGAGAATGCCAAAAAAGACGACGAGCGCGCATCCTTGCTTAGGTCGGAGCTATCCAAGGGGCTCCAAGCCATGGAAGAGAAGTTCGAAGAACGCTTTGTATCCCATGCTAAGCGGATTGATGAGCTCAACAACCGCATCTCCTGCGTAGAGCGGGATTATCTCCCCCGGGAGGACCATTATAAAGATACCGCTGGCTGGCGGGCAGAACTGAACCGGATCTTCGATGTGATTATCCGGCAATTGGAGATGAAAAAATGAAGCAACTAAAAGATACGCCCCTGCGCGGGGCCATTTTGCAGTTCTTGCGCGACATCTACCCCGAAGGGGCAGAACGGAGAACGATTGTTTCGGTATTCTATCAGTACCACACCTATGAGACGATAGATCCTGCCCTGGGCTATCTCGTGGATAAGGAGTACGCCGCCCGTAAAGACGTCCCCCACCCGTACCGGGCAGGAGACACGATAAGCATTTACCGCATCACTACCAAGGGGATCGACCTTGTGGATGGCATTATCAGCGACCCTGCGATCCTTGTACCGCGGGAGGATTAGATGGGCCGGCGGAGCAAAATTGAACTGCAAAACCTGACCGAGCGTGTGGTACGGCTCTACCAGGAAGGAAAAACCATAATACAGATCGCCGATATCCTTAAGACCGAAGGGTATGACACAAGCCGGGAAGGGGTGCGCCGTGCGGTGCGGTCTGCAAAGGACCTGGCGGTAGACCTGAAACGAGCAACCGAAGAAGCCCGTGTTATGATGGATGCGGTGCGCTCTAGCCCAAACACAGATCTTGCCGAGGCAGTTCTGACCCGCTTTGCAAGCCTCTTGCTCCAGGAGTCGAGCGCCATAGAAGAGCTGGGGTCCGACGACCCCATGGCATACATCGATGCCATCAGTAAAGTTGCCAATGCCCAGGCAAAGTTGGGGACGGTCCGCATGAAGTACCAGAACGGCTTTGAAGCCGCCAAGCAGGCGGTACTAGAGGCACTGCGAGCAGAGCTTAAGAACCATCCCGACATTCTTGAGCGCCTTGAAACGATTGTAACTGGTTTGGAGGCCCCTGCCGCATGAGCCGAGTTGTAGACAGCCTGGTAGGCAAGACAGAGGATATCAAACTCGAACGGGAACGAGCCCGCCGTATTGAGCGGGCTGGCAAAGATTTTGGTTTTTTCTGTCGTACTTATCTATCTGACTACTTTTACACAGACCCCGCCGAGTACCAGCGGATCTTGTACGATGTGGCCGATACTCGCAGTCTCTCCCAAAGCCTCGTAGAACGCATTAAGCTCTTTGTCCGCGAAAAATACTGGCCGCTTTTACGGCCAACAGAACACCTTGCTGGGGCGCTCTTTATCGAGCCCCGGGAGCACGGGAAGACAGTCCGCTGGAGCTTTGCATACCCCCTTTGGCAGGTGCTTACGGGAAAGAGTCGGTATGTGCTTCTGATTGGTTCCAGCCAGACTGCGGCGCAGGAGAACCTGATCAACATCCGTACGGAACTGGAAGAGAATGAGCAGATTTTGGCCGACTTTGGGGACCTCCGGGGCGACCGGTGGAGCGATGCCCGGATTGAGCTTGTAAATGGCAGTTGTATCCAGGCAAAGGGCTCCGGGGCGAGTATGCGGGGTACCCGATTTAGGCAATATCGGCCTGACCTTATCATTCTGGATGATATCCTTAAAGACGACGCCGTAGAATCCCCGACTACCAGGGCAAAGATTCACCGGTGGCTTAAGCGGGTTGTCTTTAACCTGGGAAAAACCGCCTTCATTGTTTGGGTAAACACCATATTCCATTCCGACGACCCGGCGAGCCGCCTCCTCCACGAGCTCGAAGAGGGCACCCTGAAGCGCTGGGCTGCGGTGCGACTTTCAGTTTATAAGCCCGACGGAACGCCCCTCTGGCCGGAAAACTGGAGTGCAGAGCTCTTGGAAGAAAAGCGCCAGACCTTGGGGAGCGATGTATTCAGCACCGAGTATGAGAACGAACCGCTATCGGATGAGGAAAGGATCATCAAACATGAGTGGATACGGGCCCATATCTATGTGCCGGCAGAGCTCCCTGCGGGGCTCCGCTACTTTGCCGGGGTAGACCCGGCGGCGGGGAAGCATGACCACACGGCCATTGTGTCCGTAGGGGTGGATCGGGCTGGTATTATCTGGGAGGTAGACTCATGGGCCGCGACCTGCTCGGAGGACGAGACCGTAACCCAGCTCATTACGAAGCATAAGCGGTTTAAGTACGCTCTTATTGCCTGGGAAGAGGTATCCTTTACGAACATTTACGCCCGCTACGTCATGCGCATGGCGGCGGCGGAGAATGTGTATCTACCTATAAAGACCGTGAAGGCTGGAACTGAAAGCAAGGTTCTGCGGGTGCGTTCCCTATCGCCCCTTATCGAAAACGGACTTATCCGCCTGCGGGACCGGGGCAACCGGGAGCTTATCGAAGAGCTGACAAGCTTCCCAAAAGGCCGCTTCGACGACCTCCCGGATGCCCTGGCCTATGCCGTACATATCATCACCCGATCGGCGGATACTCCCCAGGTGGTTCCCATCCGGCGCATGGCGCCGACTATAGCCCAGCAAACACTACGAGGGTATAGACGATGAAAAAGGAAGCTCAAAAGATTGATGCCAGGACGCTCTCTGCGCGGGTTATTGCCCTTGACTCCGCTTTGTCGTCCTTTATGGGGTATATGCCCAATCCAGATGAAGTACTCCGGGATACGGGAGAGCGAATTTCGGTATATCGGGAAATGCGCACCGACCCGCGGATAAAAAGCCTCCTTGCTCTGGTAAAAAGTACCATCCTGGAGTTCGCTCCCCGTATTGAGCAGGGCGGCTCGAAGCCGCAGGTATATAAAACTGTATCAGAGTTTATGCCTCAAAGCTTACTCTATGGGCTTGAGAAACGGCTTTTATCGGCCATCGATTATGGCTATAGTGTCGTGGAAGTTGTCTGGGAAAACAGCCAAGGCTGGTGGAAAGTCGCCGATGTGGTGCTTCGGAAGCCTGAGCGCTTTGCTTTTGATGCAGAAGGCAGGCTTAAATATAAAGACCCGAACAATGCAGAATTGCTTGATCTTTATAACCAATCGTATAAGTGGCTTGTATTCCGCCATGATAAGGATGCAGAGAATCCCTATGGGACGAGCGCCTTAAAATCCTGTTACTGGGCATGGAAGTTTAAGAAAGCCGGGAGCCAGTTCTGGATTATGGCGGCCGAGAAGTTTTCCGTACCAAGCATCCTTGCCCTCTTTGATACAACCGAGCCGGAGGACAAGATAAAAGCCAGAGCTCTCGATTTGTCAGAGATGCTGGCGACGGTACAAAGCGGGTCAGGTGCCGCCCTGGCAAACATTAAGGATGTGAAGCTCCTCACGAGTCCCGAGAAAGTAAGTGAGTTCCGCTCTCTTATGGAGTGGTGCGATCAGCAAATAAGCTACGGTATCACCGGGCAGAGCCTTGCGACCCAGGAGGCGGAGTTTGGAAGCCGCGCTCAGGCATCGGTGCATAAAGATGTACTCACCTTGCTTGCAAAAGGTGTATGCCGGGACATGACCGAGGTACTCCAGCGCCTGGTGTCCTATGTGGTAGAGCTTAACTATGGCCCTGATGAGGCGGAACCGCAAATCCGGTTTGACCTTGAAGAACATACCACCTGGGATGAGCTCATGCAGGCCATAGATCGTGGAATACCCATATCGAAACAATCCCTCTATACAAGGTACGGTGTACCAGAGCCTACAGGAGACGATGACGCTTTTATACGGTCGTCCCAGACTGGCATGGACCCGCTTGCCCTTGCTATGGCCGATGAGAGTAAAAAAAAAGCCCGGAGGCCGCTCTTCTAGCTTTGGAAGATGATGAACACAAAAAACTTTCTGAGCTTGACCGGCTTGTCGGCAGGTTTCAGGACGGGACCCTGATCTCTATAGGGAAAGCCATGGCGGCGTGGATCCGTTCCCTGTCGCCTGATGGGGCGCCGCCAACTTTGGAAACTGTACGCACAGCTGCTTTCCCAGACGTATCATCTGATCTCTTAACCAACACAGAAAAGCTTCTTGCAGGGTCGCTGCTCCTTGGCATGGACCACGCAAGCCCCGACACCACCCTTGCAGACAGCGACTACACCCCGCTCCCCTTCGATGAGGCGATTAAGTTTTTGAAAGCGCGAGTGAGTCTCACCAAAGCAGAATGGGCGGCTTTGGAGCCAAAGCTGGCGTTCCGCGCCTTCACTATGGCAAAGCTCACCCAGTGCGACTACATAGAAGCCGTCCGGGGCCGTCTGGTAAGCGCCCTCGAAACAGGCGAAGGCTTTGACCAGCTCTGGGGCGATGTAAAGGCTATAGCCGAATCCGATGGCTCCACTGTTAAACCCGGCTATTGGGAGACGGTATACCGCACCAATGTGCAGACCGCCTACAATGCGGGCCGCAGGATGCAATTTGACCGGGACCCGCCGTCAGCCCTGGCGCTCATGGTGCTGGAGGATGAGCGGACCAGCGCCATCTGCCGCCCCCTTGCAGGGCTTGTCCTCCCCTACAATCACCCCTTCTGGGAAGACCACTGGCCCCCCTTTCACTTTAACTGCCGCACCACCGTACGGGGAATTTATGACTACGAAGTGGGCCATGTACCGGTGCAGAACGTCCCCATGAAGCGCCTGCGCAAGGAGTTCCATCCGCAAAGTGGGTTTGGGGAGAACCCAATTAAAAAGGGTACGTTTTACGATATTACTGATGCCATGCAGCATCGGGCTTTACACTATGGCATCATGAATGACCTAAAGTTCTTTGCTGAGAATGCTGGTTTTAGAAGTGCTAGACTCTTTGCCCCCGATTCGCTCGATGGTTTTAACCTTATCCAAGAGTATCCATCTGGAGGGAAAGTGTATAAACATGAAAGTCATAAAGGCAAAAAACTACCCGAGGAAGATATCGCAAAACGTCTAGCAAAAGAAGGACGAGAAGTAAAATTACTACCTCGCAGTAATCATTTAACAAGCCCAGATTTTATAGTTGATGGTGAAATATGGGAACTTAAAAATATAATTGGGACATCAACAAGCATTGATAATGCTTTACGAAATAAGCAATCGGAAAACATTATACTGGCTATTAAAGAGAAAAAAGATCGAAATTGGATATTCGATGAAATCAAAAAGTCTTTAAAGCGAAGAGTAAACATTAAAAAGGTGTGGTATATTCTGCCTGATTTCAGTGAAATAATAGCGCGCCAGTAAATGAAGGGGTTCGCTGGGTCCTATAAGATATACTTCCCTGCCGAAAACTCTTACAGGCACTTTCCCAAGTGAACCTTGATATGATATGGCAGGATATCACACCCATCTAAAATATCGTCCATATTTCCTCATTTGTCAACACTACCTGCAAAATCACAGTATTAACCTCCCAGACCCCTTAAAAATACCCCCATTCGAACGAAATTCTAACAGCTAAAATCAATCGGATAGGCCTAGGTGGTATAATTTCACCTCCCGCATAAAAACCCCCTAAATTTTGCCGTTTTTGCGTTGTGCTCTGTTTAAGCAAACCGGACGATAATTTGGCATGCTCAAACAGAAGCCTCCGCAAGCCCTGTGTGAGCTCTCAAAAGCGGGCAGTTGCTCGCCGGTGCAATTCCGGCAGGGGCTTCAGTTTTTTCGCCCTCCCCTTATGCTACATTCAAGCATCACCGCCGCTATGACCGTATCCTGCAAAGTATGAAAACACGAGTGCGAGAACTGGCTAGGCCAGGCATCTTTGGCTCGGCAGACAACCCGCAAATTGTGACTGAAAAGGACCTGCAGGAGATTGCCGAGACCTTCCCGGAGATAGGTAAGGCGCCAGTCACCTTTGGACACTGGCCAGACCCCGCCCGGCCAAGGCTGGGGAATGTCATATCGGTTACCTGGGACCCTGTCGCGAAAGTCTTATCAGGCACCATCGAAGAGCAGTACGAGCTTGCTAAAGCGGTCGATGAAGGGTACTACCCAGATGTTTCTATCGGCGCAAAGCGACGGGCTGTAGACGGCAAGATGTACCTGCATCATCTGGCATATCTGGGCGAAGAACCTCCGGCTATAAAAGACCTGGTATCCGCTATCAATAAGGAGCTCATGCCTGACATAGCCGCCAGCGATTTTGATGGTGCCGTGTCGCTCCCTGATCCCAAGACAGCCCCCATACCACAAGCAGATTTCACGTCCGTACAATCCCCTACGGCGGATGAGGGGCTCGCCCTTGCTGACGGCAGTGCTCAAGACCCAGTGCAGGCTGATGCAGTCGCCCTGGAAGCACAACTGCGGGCCCTCAAAAAGGATGCAGTCCTTAAGGCGGCTCAGGGGCGTATCCCTAAGGCAAAGGAACCTATCCTGCTGGCTCTGGCAGACAGCCTGGATGTGCGGGAGTCTTTGGAGCTTTCCGACGATACCGGACTTAAGCGAATGGTTTCAGCCATTGACCTCTTGGCGGATCTGCTTGCAAGCCTGCCTCAGCCGGTAGCAGAAGGCCGGCTCCAGCTTTCGGACCCAGAGCCGATTAAACCCATCAACATGAAAACCCTTCATGTGTAGGAGTGTAGGAGGAGAACATGAATGCAGTATTAGGAACTATTGATTATGGCGCAAGCTCTGTTATTAGCGCCATCCACCCCCCGGTCATAAAAACCATGAAAGCAAAGACGGACAACGGAACCCTCGCTGCAGGGCTTGTGGTTGCCAAAGATAGCATCGGCGATCTTGTAGCGTATGAGCCTTTAGGGGATGCGCCACTTAACGCAGCGGTCGGCGTCCTTGTTCAGGATTGCGACACCAGCACCGATGATGCGGCCCTGGTTTTGCGCCATGGTACGGTTGTCCTCGGCAAGCTCAAAGTTGGAATTGGCGCCCCTGCATCGAGCGACCTGGATGCCCTGGAAGCACTGGGCATATTTGCCATTGACGGCGCCCTCAATGTGAACGCCCCCCCCGCCAGTGAAATTCCTTCCCTAGTACCGTAAACAAAGGAGACTATAATGGACCTTAAAAAATTCTTTACCCGTGAGTCGATTGTTGACACCCTTCAGCGGCTGCCTGAGCTCAAGACTCCGGTCATGGACCTTCTGTACACCGACCGGCGGAACCACCCCTTCCCTGTGGTAGGGTACCGGGATCTGAACCTCCCTGCGGGGAATATCCCCGTGGTTCGTCGGGGAAGCCAGAGCTATCCCCTGAATCCTGCCGGCGGTAAGATTTCGATGATCGAAGTCCAGCCAGTAAACCCCAGTGTTTATCTGAGTGCCGCAGACCTTAACAATCTGAAGCTACTCGATCCTCAGGGTCAGCAGGCATACATCGATAATCAGATCGATGATCTCCGCCGGGCCTGCCGTGCTACTGCGGAGGCTCTCTCTGCCCAGAGTTTGACTGGCAAAATCGCCTACCCGCTCCGGGCCGATGCTGGCGCGTACCTCACCTATGAGGTCGATTTTGGCACCCCCGCATCAGTGACCGTTACCAAAAAATGGGACGACGCAGCCACCAAGGTGGCGGATATTGTAAAAAGCCTGGGCCAGATTATCGACACCCTGAGGAAAACTGCCCCTGCCATGGATGTGCGGTTCCTTTGTGGCTTTGATGTCTATGCGGCCCTGGTTGACAAAATCGGCGCCCTGCCCAATAGCTCCATCGCCCAGGTTGGAGCCGATTTCATCAGTATTGGCGGTGTGGCAAAGATCCAGCTTCTGGCTGCGAATTACATTGACCTCACCACCGGCACTGCGGTGAGCGCCATCCCTGCAAAAACTATTCTGGCGGTAGACCGGTCGAGCGGCTTTAAGCTCCTCTACGCAGCCCTGGACCAGATGGACGCGGGCCTTGTGGCCTTGCCCTTCTACGCCCAGCCTGTAACCACTCAGGACCCCTCGGGCGTAAAGATTATCGCAGAATCCAAGCCCTTACCGGTGCCCAATGTAAAGGGCATTGTGAAGGCTGAGGTGTTGATCTAAGGATGAGCGAGGCCGGTGATGGAGTTGACTGACTTTGATGACTTACTGCAAAGCAGGGGTACTGCGGGCACAAAAGCCTATGCACAAAGCCCGGTCATAACCGGAAGCCCCATCACCGCGGAAGAGGTGCAGGCGCGACTATCACCGCGCCTGTATGACCAGCTCTCTGAAGGATCGCCCGATACGGTGGTCCGTGCCAGCGAGCGAGCGGTTTTGCATGTGTCCGCCATTTATAGCCGGCTTGGGCTTGCGCTTAACATTGATGATCCGGTGAGCCGCGAGGTTACCACCCTCTTTACCATCTACGAGCTCCATCTGGCACTGGGGAATGAAGAGGCGGGCCGTGAGTACCGGCTTAAAGCAAAGGATCTTATTATTGCGGCCTATGGTGAATATCCGGAAGCAGAAAAACCTACCACTGAAAGCCCGGCACTTGGGGCCCTTACTGTGCCTGCCAGGAGGAATTGGCCATGATACTGGATGTACTCGCCGATCGATTAAAAGACCCTAGCATCCTGGATGCAATTGGAAATAGGGCGGTCTCTCTGGTGCAGAAAAATATCGAAAATGGCCCCTGGGCTCAGAATACGCCACTTACGGCGTCTGTTAAGCAGGGCAATAAACCATTGCGTGATCGGGGACAGCTCCTGTCCTCAATTACCTATCGCGCCGAAACGGGCAAAGTTGTGGTTGGCACAAATCACCCGGCGGCGGAGCTCCTGCATAACGGCGGGACGATCCGGCCGGTGCGGAGTAAGGCCCTGGCAATCCCCGCCGGGCCCTGGGTACGCAGTCTTATGCGTGGGGCCGATCTGAGCCCTCGCATAATGCTCGACCAGCTTAAAGGTTCAGGCTGGTCAATCTGGAGGCAGGGAAACGTAATCATGGGCCAAGAGAAGGGGAGTAAAAACCCGCTACCGCTTTTTATCCTGAGAACTGCCGTTACTATCCCGGCGCGGCCTTTTATGCGGCTCCCTCCAGAGTCGGTAACGTACCTAGAGACGTACCTGCAAGAGAAATTGCTGAGGTCATGAAAAGTGGACACGATGTCCAATTTCGGAGGCGGTGATGACTACTACAGAAGCTTTAGACCTTTTTGAATCCCAACTCCGGTCCAGTGTATCGCGGCTTGGCGTAAAAGTATTGCGCTCCCCCTTCGCGATCCGGGAGCCAGGCCTTGTTATCCGCATCCTGCCCCGGAAGCCCTATCCCCTCAGTAAAAGCCCGGCAGATCGGAGTTTGTCCCGTAAGGCTTTAGCCGTGAGCGTCCTCCTATCAGCCCGTGTCGATAGCGACAGGGCACTCAAGCACTACCTGGATGTGGCGGACCTCCTCATCGATACTAGCATCGAGATGAACCGTCTGATGCGGGCGGCTGAAGCAATCCCTGACAGCCGGATTGTATGGGCTACCGGCCAGGATGATGCGCTCTATGAAGACCCTGCAGACGATGCGGTTGTGTGGCTCCGGGATGAATGGCGGGTAACCCTGTATATACCGTAAGGAGGAATTCGTAATGACAAGTCAGGATGCAATTAAAAGCGCCCCGGATGTAGTAAAGATACATCACTATGAGGGCGGCCGTCTAGTGGCTACCGAGTACAGAAGCCGTCTTGGCACAACCATGGAGCGTCATAGTAATCAGGATGCCCAAGCGGAATCCTTATATACCGAGGATGGTGTAAAGAACGCCGACCCGGATGAGAAGCATAAACGGAGGTAATCATGGCTACTGAAATGTTAACTCTTATTGGAGATGATGCGACCATCGAAAAGGTCGAGTTTGGTACCGAGCAGATTGGCGATGGCACCAAGACTTTTGACGACCTGGCCGGTGGTACTGGAAAGGGCAAGGGTGAATGGCTCATCACCGCCAAAGCCTCCACTGGCTCCATCTTTGGGTCTCTTAAAGTAGGGGACCTCTTCCCTGCCGACGGTACGGAAATCCCTGCTGTAGGAGACAAGGCAAAACTCGTCACCGCAACCCCCTTCCTTGATGCTACGAGCTGGTCAGCAAGCTTCTCCGCAAAAGAAGTGGAAACGACCCGGCTCATCAATACGGTGAACACCTATCGGAAAGGTAAAGCCGATGCTGAAGGCCAGGTGAAGGGAATCTTTACCCTGGGAGTTACCGGAGAAACCGGAGGCCTCTTAAACCAATTTGTCAAGGTTATTAAGAAAAGTGGTACTACTGTAACAGTGAGCGAGATCAGCTCCGCGCCAATTTACATCCGTGGTGTTATCCGCAACACCAACAAAAGCGGGGAAGTGCTCGCCTTCCTCTTTGCCCAGATCGAACTGTACGGTGTGAACCTTGGCGCAGAAAGCGGAAACAAGCAGGAGTTTACCAGTAAGTTCCGCTTTGTATCTGACCCTGTCTACTATGAACGGACTATCTAAGCAGCTAAAGGAGCATTGTGAGTATGGAACTTGAGTTTAGCGCAAAACTGACCTATGTCCCCAAATTTAACGGCAACCGGGACGCCCCTGCGGCGGACCGCTGTAGCGTGGTATATCGAAATCCTACCCCGGCGCTAAAGAGCCGCCTCCTCCCTAAACCAGAGCTCCGCTTCAGGTACGACTCTGATGGTCGTGTAGAGGGAGGGGAAACGGTAATCACCCAGGACAGGAAGGCAATCATCGACGGCATGCTTATCCGTATCGATGGGCTCTCATACAAGCTCGATGGGGAGACCCGACACATTACGGACGCAAAAAGCCTCTGGGAAGCGCCCATCATATTTGATGAGCTCATCGATGAGCTTGCGGAGCATTTCCGCGCTGAACTGGAAAAGAAGATTGACCAAAAAAACTGAGGATTGCTTACCGTCTTTTTAAGGATGGTAAGCATAAGGCAAAAGTGCGGCCGGACCGGCTCGACATGCTCCTGCCTACAGGGGTGGCCGATCCGGCTACCGGGGAGCCGGTATTTATTACCTACCGGGACATCCCCATCTATGTTGATGAGACGTTTTACCAGGCATACAGTTGGTACGCCATGGTAAAACTCTTGGAATATCCGCCCTATCCTGGCGGATGGATGGACTGGCCAAGCGTCGCTGTCGATGTCCTCGCGGCCTTTACCTATGAGCAAAACCTTATTGAGCAGGAAACACTTGAGAAAAAGCCATGACCGAAGAAAAACTACGGCTAGAAATACAAATAGAAGTTGGAAAGGCGCTGGCCAACCTCAAGACTACTCAAACCGATGTTAAAAAACTCGCCCAGGACGTTAAAAGCCTGGGCCCCTCCTCCGACCAAACGAAGGCGATTGTTGCCAATCTCAATAATGAATTGCAGTCCTCCGCAAAGTTTGCCCGCCTTATGGGCAATGAATCGCAAGGCCTAAAAGAGCAGCAGCAGGCGCTACAAACCGCCATGCGCCAGCTCATCGATCAGGGCCTTGACCCGCAGTCAGATGAACTGCAACAGCTCAAACAACAGTATGAAGAGGCTGGTAAAAAACTCAATTCTCTTGGCGAAGGGGCAAATACGCTGGAAGCAAAACTCGGGAAGCTTGCTGAGTCCGGGGCGCTGGCAGCCATGGCACACCAGGTCGCAAGCTTTGCGTCCGATGCGGTAGCCGCCTTTGCTCAGGCCGAACAGTCAGCGATGCGCCTTGAAATGGCTATGGCTATGCGGGGTGATAGCGGCGGAGCAGAGCGGCTTACCAAATTTGCCTCAGAGTTGCAAGCGCTCACCGGCGCCAGCGACGACTATGTAAAACAGCTTGCCGCAGAGCTCGCCATGCAGGGCAAGAGCGAAGCCCAGATAAAACAGATCCTGACCGTTGCAGCAGACCTATCAGCCGTTACCGGCGATGACCTGGCTACTAGTGTGCAGGAACTAAACACGACAATGTCTGGTATGGTAGGGCATTTAGGAAGAACCATACCGCAGTTAAAAGACTTGACCGAGGAAGAGCTCAAGGCCGGAAAGGCAATAGAAGTGGTAGGCAAACTCTATGCCGGGTCTGCCCAGCAGATGAGCGCTACCTCCGCCGTGGCCTTTAAGCGGATGCAAGAGACTGTCGGCGACCTTGCCGAGGCAGTAGGGGAGTCTCTTGCCCCAACCTTTACCATAGCCGCTAACGCTGTCACTGCCCTTGCGGGGGCCCTTGCAAATGCGGGCCCTGTAGTAAAAGTAGTTATGGGGGCCGCGGTAGCCGCACTTGCCGCAGGCCTTGCGGCATTAGCTGTTAAGGCAGGTATAGCCGCTGCCGCGCAGTGGACCCACTTTGCGGCCCTGCAGGCGGTAAATGCTGCTATGGCAGTAATGAACCCCCTATTAATCGCGGGTATAGCCGCCGCATCGGCGGCAGCTATAGCGGTAACTGCCTATGCGGTTTCCCAGGGAGACTCCGCGAAAGCTATCGCCTCCGGTGCAGAGGCAAACGCGGCCGCCGCATCATCCTACGACGCCACCGCAGCCGCCGCAGACCGCGCCAGGGCGGCGTTGGATGCGTATAAAGACAGCCTGAAAGACAAAACCATTGCAGAGTTGCAGTCGGTCATGGCGTCTCTGCAGGGCCAGCTCGCAGACTATCGAGCAAAGGCTGCAGGATCAAGATATTATGCAGAAGCGCTTGCGGAGACCTACAAACAGGCGGCGGTAGTAGAAGCCCTCATCAAACAAAAGAAAGATGAAATTGCAAGCAAATTTAAGACTGATTGGGCAAAAGCCTGGGAAGAGTACCAGTCAAAAAATTCATCAGACCCCTACGCTGCCATAGAGCTTGAGCGCAAGAAGAAGCTCGAAGAAGCGGCCGCCGCGTATATCGGAGAGGCTAATAAGGCAGTAATCGACCAGATAAATGCCTATTATAATACCGAACGTAAAAAAGTAGCCGAATCCATCGCCCTTGCGGAACGAGAACAGCTTGCAAAAATTACCGAAACCCGCATTGATGATCTCGAGCTCGAGCGAGACAAGACCCTTGCAAGTTTTCAAGGGACTGAGGCCGCTCGTGCGCAAATTGCCGCGTATTATGAAAGCCTTATTAGTAAAACCAAGGAAGATGAGGCCAAGAAAACTGCCCAGGCAGCTATGGATGCGGCCCTGAAAGCACAGGAGTTTGAGGCGCGGCTCACCGAAAGCCAGGTTGATGACCTAAAAGTCCTAATGGATAAGGAACTTGCCCTCTTTGAAGGCGCCGAAGAGCAAAAGGCCCGCCTTGCCGCTTGGTATGCAGAAAAAATTCGCCAGACCGAGACCGACGAAGCAGAAAAGGCTGCCCAGGCCCGGGTGACCGCCATGAGAAAAGCCTTTGAACAGCAGAAACAGATGGCGGCCCAGCAAGGCGATTGGGTGCAGTATGCGTCATCGGTTGCCCAGGAGCAAGCCGCCAGTACCGAGGTAGGTAAAATGGGCGGCTTTGCTGGCGGTGCAGCAGTTAACCCAATTGTCATGCTGATCGAGGCGGCCGCCGAATTCGCCCTCTCCATAGAGAATGTGCAGAAGGTGCTAAACCCCTTCAAAACCATATTTGAAGGGGCTCGAAGCCTGCTTGAACCCCTCATTAACGACGCTCTACAGCCCCTTGTTGACCTGTTACTCGAAGTTGGCCAGATGCTCAGCGAGATACTTGCGCCAGCAATATCGGTTGTTGCAACTGTTGTCCGGGTCCTATCATCGGTCTTGCAGGTAGCACAGATCCCTATCAAAGCTTTTACCCAGGCACTTGTTTGGCTGAATGATAAAGTAATCGTGCCGGTTGGCAATGCGATCATCGATCTTATAAATGGGGTTATCCAAGCTATCAACAATGCCCTCGGCTGGGCCGGAGTAAACTTGCGATACCTCGACAGGCTTAAAACGACAGCAGAAATCGCCAACGAAGAAGTTGAAATTAAAAAGAAGATGGAAGCGGTCTCGGATCAGATGCAAGCAATCCGCGATGACTTTGAAAAGCGCCGTCAGGAAATAAATGATGTGTACCAAAAAAATATCCAGAGCTTGCGAAAACTGCTCGAAATTGGCGCCTTGGGAGAAGCGGAGTATGATCGCAGAGTCCGAGAATTGAACGCTCAGAAAGAAACAGCGCTGTCCGCGCTGAATCAGCTTGAAAAGGACCAGCTGTCTCAGCTGCAAAAAATTTACGACCAACTCTCGAAAGGTATAAATGTGTACACTCAGGCTGGGTCTGCGCCATCTGCATCGTCTGCGCCATCTGCACCATCGACTAATGGGTTGCAGGATGCTGCGACAGGAGCCCTGGCCGGTGCCGCCGTTGGAGCTGGTATTGGATCGATTGTGCCGGGCATCGGTACTGCGGTAGGCGCTGCAATCGGCGGCGCAGTTGGGGCCATCGGCGGGGCAATTGGAAATTCATTTGGCTGGTGGGATGTTGGAGCTGTAGAACTCCCCCATGATATGCCCGGCGTGGTGCATAAGGGCGAGATGATAGTCCCCGCAACCTTCGCCGAGGGCATCCGTTCGGGAAAACTCACGCTCGGTTCCGGGGCATCCTCTGGAAAGACCGAAGTCTACAACATCACCGTCAACGTAGAAGGCTCGGTAAAGACCGAGTCCGACCTCGTTGACTCTATCGCCCTTGCCCTGGCTAAAAAGCGATCTCGCAACTTACTACCCGCAGGAGCCTAATATGACCACCGTAACACTCAAGCTAATAGTCAACGGTCAAACTTACGATTTTTCAGACCTTGTCCGGACCTACGAGTCCTTTGATCGGGCATGCAGCGAAGACTTTCGGCATGCGGTGAGCACCAGATCGCTCACCCTGGTATATACTCCCCAACTCCTATCCATTCTGAGCCAGGGCAATGTCCTGGCAGAAATCGACGTAAATGGACAACGTGACTTCACCGGCCGGCTGGCTCCATCCTCATTGCAAACCAGGTCATATGGCGCAGCCTTGAGTGGCGCTGATGTCGAGGATATCTCGGTTGAGTTTGAAGACAAAACCTATCTGCTTGAACGTCAGCTGACCCGCGCTGATGGCCTTGTGATAGAAAATGCTGTTGTGTGCGATGTATCCCAACCAGGAAAAAGCTGCGTGCACCGCCTTTTAAACCTTACTGGCCTTGAGATAATAAACCCTCCTTCCATTTCGACGATCTTGCTTGCCTTCGCCCCGGATCCCGGACAAACAATCCTTGAAATCCTCGATACGCTCCTTTATGAATATGGCTATACCTTTACCTTCGACCCGTATGGACGGGTTAAAATAATCAAAATCATACACGACGACCCGGTTCCGGAACTAACGCTTACTGAACAAAATATCAAAGCACCTCTGGAGATTGAAAAACTCTATTCTGAATACGATAGTGTAGAGGTTTCATATTATCCGCTTAAATATAAAGAACAGGTACTCCTCTACATGGCAGATCTCCCCTTTGGGGACAATGGTCTTCGCTCTGGTTGGCCGATTCAACCCGGCTACCTCTGGCCAGAAGAAGCAAACGTTCAGGAAACCTGGTTCGAATACACCGACAAAGCCATCGGCAGCAAACTCGACCTTAAGGGCAACGTAGTCGTCAACAAAGACTTTACTTCGATCGTGATGACAAAGAATCATGCGGTAGAGGAAAAAACCGATCCTGGCGTTCAAAAGGTTCTACAGTTATTCGAAAACAAACGGTGTCGTTTGGCGTATAGAAACAATTCGGACTACTCAAAAAATATTTATTATTGCAATGTGTACGGAAACGTTGTGTATCGTGGAGCGAAAATAACCATATCCGATTCAGATTCAGGTCTGAAGACGTATAAATATGATGCAGAATATGTCCATGATAGTCAAATAGCCCGCGATTTTTTTGCGTTTATAAAAACAAAACTAAAAGCACAATGCTGGCGGTTTAAATTTAAGTCTGATTATAATTACCCGGTAGGGGCAATTATAGAAATAAACGACCCCTTTTCAGGAATCTACCCTGTTTTACTACTCACCGAGAAGACATTCAATGCAGTAACCGAGGAGTATTCTTACAAATGCATCGCGCTATCAGTGCCAATTATTGGAACCATTACTGAGAGTGCAAATCAAACACAAGAGCCGCCATCCTATACACAGAATGAAGAAACCGCAATAAGCAGCGCAAAGATTGAGGTTTCAAAAGAATCGTTTTCGGTGTTTAGTGACTGGAATGGTAACGTCCAGGAATGGAATGACCTTGAATTTACTTTTTATGTAAAGGTTAATAATGCAGACGATACGCAAAATTGGGATTTGTCGGTCTTAAGTTCTGGGATTTTATTTGATCTGATAGAAAAAAAAGTTGTTGTAACCGCATTGACCGAATTTGTCGGAAAAATTGAAATCATAGCGCAATATAAATACACAAACACGCTGTCTCCATTCTATAAACGATTCGGAGAAGGGAAATTTGGCGAAGGAAAGTTTTATAAACCATATCGCCTATATAAAGCAGTGAATTTTACCAAAGTCGCACCAATCGATAAACTTGAATTTAAAGATGTATTAAACAGGACTGTCGCGGTAAATCCGCAAAAAGGGCTGTTAGTGTTAGACGCACAAGGCAAAATTATACATGACATTCCCGATCAGCAGATCGCGGAAGGTGAATATTACATGGGCCACTTGGTCTGGTGGCAAGATCCAGGCGTGACCTTGTTTAATGGCGCTGTCCAGGCGGATCAATGGTATACTGTAAATATAGCAAAGCGTTCGTATACTAATATTAAAGGTGTTATATTAGATGTGTATGGGTCTTATAATCCGGACGCTCTCGTCTCGTATGCCTCTACAAGAGTTGCTTTTAGACCTTACGGTTCAAATCTAGGCATTGATGATTGTTTTACGCCTTATGTTTCAATTAATCTTAATGGCAATTATATTGACTATTTAAGGTCGAGCATGATGATTATTATCCCGGTGGGATATAATTTAGGTAATCTGTCGTTTCAATTTTATCCTGGGATAGCACTTGGATTATTATATATCGGCCAGCGTGGAATATTGATATGAGAGGAGTAATCTTTCTTTTGTCGTTTTTATGCATCGCATGCAGTAATCCCCCCGCGCCTGTGCCTGTATTAGCTCCAGAGATGGTCCGATTACAGGCTATATATTATGCTAACAAATATATTGAGATCGGCGCAGGGTACGAGTGGGGAGGCCAAGATCCTTTGCCGCGGAGAATTGTTGTCGATTGCTCAGGATTAGTAATTCGATGTTATGAATATGCTGCGGCAGATTTTGGATATTCATTGCTTTTTGCTGATGCTACCGCTGTAGGCTTGCGGGAATATTCTATTCCTCTTGATATACAGGACTTACAGCCAGGCGATCTGATCTTTATGGGTGATGATGGCATTATATCCCATATAGCGTTGTTTGTAAGGTCTGAGAACGGAAATATCTATTTTATAGATTCAACATATAAACCCGAAGAAGGAATAGATGGGGTTTCGGAACGATTCTATAGCAACGCTGACCCTCGTTTTATTGCATTCGGAAGAATGTTGGTTTTAAAGCTATGAAAAAGCCTGTGTATACAATCCAAACTAAACTTATCAATGATAAACTATATCTATGCGGCTATCAATTTATTGGAGAAACAGATGAGAGTCAGCCTGCGCCATCTGGAAGTGATATCTTTATTGGTGAAATGCCGCGTGATTTGTATGATGATAATCTTCAGCCCCTTTACGTAATCGATTCTGGCTCTCTGATGAAGTCGCCTCTTCCTACCCCAGAAAAAGTAGTGCTTAGACGAGAAGTAGTAAAATTGAACGCTTTTTTAGCCGATACCGACTGGTACGTCGTTAGATCACTTGACAATGGAAAGCCTGTGCCAGAAGACATTGCCAATGAAAGAGAGCGAGCTCGCACCCGGATTGATGAAATTAAATCTCTCCTAAATCACCTGCCATAGCCTGTATTCAAGCAAACAGTGTGAGTGTCCTCCAGAATTAACGCATTGAAAGGAGTTAACTATGATAGGAATACCTTATTTTCTGCAAACCAGGGCTGACTGGGAACATGCGTATGAGTATGCTTTGAAGCGTCCAGAGGTTAGAGGTGCGTTTATTGCACGTCTTACTGCTCTCAAAGCATCAAAAAACATGAAGATGCTAAAACACGGTGTATCAAAACCGGCAGAAGAATTGGCTGCTGATGATTTTGAGGATGTGCCAGATCCAGCATCTCCATTTTTTCAAGCTGGATTTTCAGAACAAGAGATCGACACGATGATCACGAAACTAAAGGGGGAATAAATGTCGCTATACCGTGTTAAGGATTATGTCGATGATGTCTCGGTATCGTGGTTTGCACTGTTTCACGATGTTAAGTCTCCAGCAAAAAACTATCTTGAAAAGAAGAATCCGTTTTCATATACAGAGAATAAAATCATCGTTAAAAAGGATACGGTTATATCGTTGCTTAACGATGAATGGAAAATTTTCACCGTAAAGCAAGACGTCGAATTAAGTGAATCTGACCTTGATGTAGGATCTTTTCAGGTTGGGGTGGATTATTATGTGTATCTTTGTGACAATGGAGGGGATGGCGTTTTCCTGATTAGCGCTAATGCAACGTATCCGTCCGGATACAATGCCTCCTCGTCCCGAAAGATCGGTGGTTTCCACTACGGGCATATTCGCAAAGTGTCGAGCGACGAGCTCTTGGTTCCTATTGATGGATCAGGAGTAAAATTTGGATCTGGTACGCCTGATTGGAAAGATAATGTTACTGTCGGGATTGTGCCGAACAGTGTTTGGGACCTAAAGAACCGGCCGGTTTGTAGTCCCGAAGGCATGGTAAAAGTTGGCCGTATATGGGTAGACATCTATCTGTCAAGCGCCGCAGAACCAATCGCTCTGGAAAGCGGAACTTCTGGACTGCATATTACATCTGGCCGATTGCAATCAAAATATGGGCAAGTCCCTGTATCTGGAACTGAAGGGGTGAATTGGTACTGTTTTCAGGAACTTGCTAGTCGTGCAGGGAAAAGACTCTTGACTTATGGAGAGTGGATACAGGCCGCGTTTGGCAATCCGCAGGGGCTCGATGGAGCGGATACATATGGATGGACAAAAACATCTGATAGTAATCGAACCAGAACTGGTTGTCAGGTAAACACCTCTACAGGAGATTACGACCCATCGGGCGGAGTAAAGCCTGCAGCAATCAGCGCGTACAACTGCGTGGACTGCGTGGGAAACCTATGGGAGTGGCTGGACGAAATGTCCATCCGGCAAGACTCTACATCTTGGGCCTGGCAGAATGTGCTCGGGTCAGGGAAGGGGCAGGCGTACCTGCCAAACAGTTATGGAGTAGTTGCTTACATAGCTGGCGCGCTCTGGGGCAGTGGCGTCCGTGCGGGGGCTCGGGCGGTGGCCGTGAACAACTTTCCGTGGAACGTGAGCGCGCACATTGGGTCGCGCCTGGCCTGTGACAGTCTGTAATCTGTAGTCTGGAGATCTGTTTTGTCTGGTACACGTGGATTTGTCTTGTGGCAAAAGGCCGAGGATTTTACCGAATATCTGTTCCCAATAATCGACCGATTCCCGAAGCATGAGAAATTTGCTCTATGCAGTCAGATCAAAAACACGTGCTACGAGATAATGAGGCTGATCATTCGTACGAACAAGTTGAGACAAAAAGCTCCGGGATTGTACGAAATCGACACCCAGCTGGAAATGCTGCGGTGGTTGATTCGGCACAGCTTCCGAAGGAAATATCTCAGCCACCAAAGCTATGAAACAGCTGCGAAAATGGTGGATGAGCTGGGCCGTATTGTCGGCGGCCTATTAAAAGGAGTGTGATGCAAGCTGGCGCGAACTGGGACAATGGCGTCCGTGCGGGGGCTCGGACGGTGAACGTGAACAACTATCCGTGGAACGTGAACACGAACATTGGGTCGCGCCTGGCCTGTGAGAATCGATTAAACCCCAGACGATGCGGCATTACGGTGCCGATCGCAGTGACAGATTGTCAGATCATTACTCCTTGCCGTAAGGCAAAACTAGGTTGGTGCTCCGCCTGCGGGTTGGGCACTCTTTTTTATTAAGGAGGCGTTTTTCGTGTTCGAGCGGGTATACGACTATCGCAATCTCTATGAAGCGTACATTAAAGCGAAGAAACAAAAGCGCTACCGTGACGAGATTCTGCAGTTCTCATATACTCTTGAAGAAAATCTCATCGCGTTACAGAACGAACTAATATGGAAGACATACAAGGTCGGCACTTATCGCTCCTTCGCAATCTACGAGCCAAAGAAAAGGCAAATCGTAGCACTTCCTTTCCGCGATAGGGTTGTGCAGCATGCCCTTAATACTGTTATTGATCCGATTTTTGAACATTATATGATTTATGATTCTTACGCATGTAGGCGAGGAAAGGGTACTCATCAAGCTGCTCGTCGAATGGCTTATTTTTTAGGTAAACCAGGTAATTATTATTATCTAAAAGCCGATATTAAAATGTATTTCGCATCAATAAACCGAACAATTCTTCAATCAATTATAGCCAGAAAAATAAACGACAAAGACATCCTGTGGCTTATAGATGAAATATTAAACAGTACGCCTGGGCCTGGGTTGCCAATAGGTAATCTAATGAGTCAACTTTTTGCGAATGTTTATCTGCATGAGCTTGACCATCACATAAAGAATGTTTGTGGCGTAAAGTTTTATGTTCGTTACATGGATGATTTTGTTATTCTACATAATAACAAGGCTTATCTTCGAGGCCTTCTAGATGAAATTAAATATTTTTTAAAAAATCAGCTAGCTCTAGAGTTAAACGATAAAACCAAAATTGCAAAAACATCCGATGGGATTGAATTCGTTGGCTATCGGATCTGGAATAGAAATAAATTAATAAAAAAACAGTCTCTATCACGTATGCGAAAGAAAGCGATGGCTTGGCGACATGGAAAAATAAGTGATGAGCGATATCTTTCTTCGCTTGGGTCTTGGATTGGCCATTCAGCTGATACCGCAAGTCATCAAGCTGTTGAAAGAATATTGCTTAAAAGTTTAAGGCTTGCGATAGACATGAAAAAACAGCTAAAAACACAATAA